TTCACAGCGTCGACGATCTCGTAGTGATCGAAACGATTCTCGCAACAGGCGCGCAAACAATCAAAGCGCTGACGACCCACTACACCGTTACCGGCGCGCAAGACGCGCTCGGCCACTACCCGACCGGGGGAAGTGTCGTCATGGTATCGGCGCCCGCCTCTACAGTGAGCATCACGGTGTACCGCGATGTGGCGGCGCTTCAACAAGTCGTCCTCGTTGAAAACGAAAAGATCCCCGTCAAGGCGTCCATCGAATCCCCCTTAGATCGATTGACCATGATTGCACAACGGTTGATCGATCGTGTCGACCGCACGATGACCCAACCCGATGGCGATTCGGCGAACATCGGCAACCTTCCCGCGAAAGTGGTTCGCGCCTCCCGTTATCTCGGCTTCGACGGCGACGGCAACCCGACCATGATGCAGACACCGACCACGGAAGTCATTGGACTCGCACAACTGACCGAGATTGCCTATGCGTCGCTGCCCGCCGCCGGATCGGCTGGAAAGATCTATAAAGTTACGAGCGGGTCACGCGGGATCTGGATTGACTCTGGCACGCGGTGGGTATCGCTCAATGGCGGATGGGCGAATGTTCACGAATTCGGCGCTCTAGGAGACGGAACTACCGACGATACCGCCGCTTTTCTCGCCGCCATTGCAACCGGAGCCCCCGTATGGGTTCCGAATCCCAGTACTGCATACAGGATTACCGCGAAGCTGACACTTGGGATCGGACAGCGAATGACCGGGGCCTCCAAGTATCTCACGAAGCTCTTGCATGATTTCAACGGCGATTTCATCGAACTCCTCGAAAAATCCTCGCTCGATAATCTCTACCTAGAAGGTCAGGGAGCCACAACGACCGGTAAGGGATTACTCTTTACCGGGACCAACGGCAACCAGAGTGTCCACAATTGTAAGATCATTAATTTTGATGGGGCCTGTTTGGACTTTGAATACTTGGCTGGATCTCGTCTCAGTTGTATCAATTGTGAGATCCATCGCTATAATTCCGCGACCACAAGCGATCGTTTCGCCATTGTCATCGCAGCAACGGTATCTGTGGCAGCCACACCCAGAAAGTTCGTTAACCTTGAAATGGAGGGGAGTTGTTCCTTCGATTTCGGTGGGTGCAATGGCATATTCGTCACGAACTCCTTCTTGGGCGACCTGAAGTTCACAACCGACTCACGCGATGTTCAGATTTGTACCTCTCGCATTGCTAACGATGTCGCGCTGAACCTGGACGGCCACAACAGCAGCCTGACCGGCTGTGATGTGTCCCCGCAACTCACATTGGTCAGTGGCGTTACCGAATTTGCCGTTGTTGGCTGTAGCCTCAACACGCCCCCGGTGATTGACAACTCCGGCAACAGCAGCAATCTGATTTACACGCCAGAAGCGGCCTATACGCCAACATGGACAGCGAGCGGAAGTGCCCCGGCTATTGGCAACGGCACGCTAACAGGACGGTATAGCCGTCAAGGCTCCTCCATTACGGCTACAATCAATCTGACTCTTGGCAGTACCTCTACGCTCGGCACAGGAGATTGGCGGTTTGGCCTGCCGGTCACGAGAGTTAATGGGGATGTCGTGATTGCCGGTACTGGTGTTGTCAACGACGGAGGGACGCAATACACCGCAGCCGCCGTGATAGGTGGAAACTTCGCCTATTGCGTCTTGACTAGAGACACTAGCGGCAATATGGGCCCATTCGCTCCGCTATCCCTAACGACGAGCGACACGATCCGCATCACGCTCACTTATGGACTGTAACGCGCAAAGGAGCTCCCGATGGACGATCCGCTTCCCGAGAAGACAATTACCGGTTTTCAAATTCTGACCTATGCCTGGGTTATCGGCCTGTCGACCTGGGGTGGATTGGTCAATTATATTTCCAAAATTAAATCCGGACAGATCGCACGATTCAATCTCACCGAACTCATCGGCGATATTTGTATCTCTGGGTTTACCGGGCTGTTGACGTTCTGGCTCTGTCAGACTGCGAACTTCGATGAATTACTCACAGCCGTCTTCGTGGGGATCAGTGGGCATATGGGCGCGAGGATGATCGGAAAGATCGAACATATCCTCAGTCGAAAATTCCCCCTGGTCGATCTCACCGAAACCGAGACGGTAGTCACGGTGGTTAAAAAGGAGGGAACCCCCGGTGTCTTTTGATCGCGCGTTTGAAATCGTCATCGGCGCCGAGGGTGGGTACTCGAACGACCCCAAAGACCGCGGGGGCGAGACGAAATACGGGATTTCGAAACGGGCCTACCCGTACCTCGATATCCCATCCCTCACCTTAGATGACGCCAAACGAATCTATCGCCGGGATTATTGGGAATTCGTCGCCGGCGATGCGCTTCCGTGGCCGTTGAATTGTTTTGTGTTCGACGCCGCGGTAAACCAAGGGGTCAGCCCGGCCATTAGACTCTTACAAACGGCGCTCGGAGTTGAAGATGACGGCATCATCGGGCCTCAAACACTATCAGCCGTGGGAAAATTCCCACTTCCCGACATCTGTTCACTGTACCTCGCGCTGCGGGGAATGCGGTATTCCTCGACCGTAGCATTCGAGCGGTACGGGAAAGGGTGGCTGAAACGCCTCTTCCTGGCGCTCTGGAAGGCGAACTTATGATCCCCCTATCGATCTATGGATATCTGATTATTGCCGCGCTGGCGGTCAGTGCGTTCGTTGGAACCTACTTAAAAGGGCGGTTTGATGGCCGCGCCGTCTGTAATGAGAAGATCCAAGCCCTCATGATCGAATCCACCGCACGGGAACAAGCCGCGATGCGTCAAGCGAATGACGCCGCAACGAAATTGGAGAAGGCTCATGCACGTATTGAGATTAAATATCGGACCATCACGAAAGAAGTCGAGCGGGTGGTGGATCGGCCTTTGTATGTGGGGGTGTGTTTGGATGGTGACGGCGTGCGCCTCGCAAACGCCGCTCTTACCGGATCGCGCCCCATTGCCCCCGAGCCTATTAACGCCATGCCCGAATCTTCCGGAACTCACTGACGGGTCCGGAGAAGCGATCCTCCGGACCCTGGTGGGTGTGGCCCAACTGTACTATGAGTGTCAGGATCGACACGATGCCTTGGCGACGGCGGTACAACTCGCCACGCCTCCGCGCTGAGACGCACGATTCTGCAAAATCACTCGATCAATCACGTCTCCGCAATTGATACAGCTACACGACCAGACATCGACTTTCAGCATGTCATCCCATAACTTCGCCATACGCAGCCGTCCAAAACAGCGTTGACAAGTCATCGTGTCAATCCTCCCATTGTCCCGAGTGTTGAATAAACGCCCCCCATTCCACGCGACACTGCTGAAGCGACGGCAACTTGTAGAGATAGCCGGTTGACACCCCCTCTCGTCCTTTGGTGCGCGTGACGGACGGCGCACAGGTTTTTAAGAGTTTCCCCATCCTCGCGTCTTCGTGCATCCACAGCGTAATTCTACGATCTTTTGCATGGCGTTGAAAGGCCAAGCTAAATCGCTCGCACTCGATCGTCTCCGGCCACTGTTCAAACTCACTGCCCACAATCCGCCCCTCGCTAATACAGCGGTGCCACCATTGATAAAACGGATTCATACTGTGGAGTTTTTGATCGGCAAGCCCAGTGGTCGCCGGCGCGTTGTTGAAGTCAAGGCCGGTCAGGTCGTAATCCAAGAGGAATCGTAATAAGACAGGATACCCCCCGGCTTCCATTCCTTCGCGCATGGACTGGAAGAAAGCCCGATCCTGTTTCCGGCCGTCGCCTACATCAAAAAACGCAAACCGGCGTTCATCATGGGACGCCGGGATCAACCAATCTTCGTTTCCGATAATCACCACGCGCGTTTTGTTCGCGACTGAATACGGCTCCTTCCCTTTGTGTTCAATGACGTGATCCCGTCCAGTGATCAAATCCTTTAACACCCCTTCGGCCTGTTTATCCCCGGACCAAAACGCTTCGTCCAGCGCGAACATTAAACAGTTTTCGAGATGGCCGTTGAAGTTCCCGACAAGGTAACGCCGGTTACTGGTAAGCAGGAAATGACGACCGAGTAACGATCCGACTCGCTCGATACACGCATTCTTACCCGTTCCTTTCCCGCCACGAAAGACCAGAGCGACCAGTGGTTTCTCCCATGGACGTTGAACGAGATGCGCGAAATATCCGAGCAACCATCGATTGAGGGCGCCATCACCCCCGCACACATTAAGCCGGGTGTGTTCAAGAAATTGATCGAGAGACGAATGAGTAGCTCCCGCAGGGGCGGGGACATACGTGAAACCTCGCCAGAGATTGAAATACGTTTTTCGGGTGCCGTTGTGCCCGGTGTGGACTTCTTTTTCTTGCCCCGGGGAGAAGATAATCCCATCGTATGATCGCCTTCCTTTCCACTCCATCCATTCGCTCGCGATCGGCTTTTCGGATTTGCCGATGCGGATTTTGTGCGGGGCGAACTTCGCTTTGAACGCCCCGATATCTAAATGCTCGACCGTGCCGTTCAGATTTTGATCTGACGTTTCCCACAGGATATGCGCCCCGCCCCCGGCCACCACAAAGGCGTGGTCCAGGTTCATCTTGGCATAGGGGTGTAACTCTTTGCCCGCTTCGATGGGTGCCTCGGCGAAGGCGACCTCCGGCGCCTCAGCCCCTATGCTGTTTTTACTGTAGGCATAGGCGTTGCGAACTTTTATCGCGAGATCTTCCCGTGACCAGGGGGGCGAACACCGCGCATTCCAGGCGTCCATCATGAGCGCAATCGCAGTGTCTTTGAGGATCCCAAATTCTTTTAATCGACACGCAACCGTGAACGTCGTTTGATCCCCGCCTTGGCCTTCGACGGCGAGCGGCGCCTCGTGCGTGAGATACCATAATCCGCGCGCGTTCGCGGCGTCATGGTTGATCGGAACCGCCGGGGTTACGGAAGCGTGTCCGATTCGTTGTATGGCTCGTTCTCCGGAGCCGCAGGCGTCGACAAGCCACTGAGGGGCCGGGGCCACGGGGTGGTCGAAATGTTCAAGGTAGGTTCCGGCGGGAAGGCAGCTACCCGGTGCAACCACGTACCCACCTTGGCTTCGGATATCAAGACCTGGACCGATAACGTTTGCGCCTTGACGCACGGGTGTAGGCACGCTAAAGAACAGGTGCCGGCCTCCTGTCGCAGTAGAATGACTTCGGGTTTGGGGCAGTTCCCGTCCTTCAAGTTCATGCCGCAACAATTCTTCGAATCCATTTTTCCCTCCCTTTACATCGACATCGACGACCAATAATGCCTCGTGGTCCCCGTATTTCCCGGTATAGATGCCGATGTTGTACTTAGGATTTTCATTCCACCATATATCGATAATCGTCTCGTCTCTAGTAGCTTGATCTTGCCAGCCTGAATACCTTGGCGGTTTCCCATTCTCGGTCACCGGGAACACCCAAAAATTCCGCCGTGCGAAATACTTAGCCCATTCTTTGTTGGTCATACTCGCACCCTGTAGTCTTTAACAATGGTTCCTTTTTTCGGGTCCCCGACTAGGCACTGATGCACCCACACTTTCCGGCCATCTGAAAGTCTTCTGACATGCCCGCGGCGTAAATGCTGCCGAGGAGACGCATGCGTTCCGGTACTCGGTTCGGAAGGAACCCTAGTTCCTTCTATCGTCAGTATTTTGTATTCGACAAACGGAAGATGACCATTCTGAATTCGTTTTTTATTTAACGGGACTGATATCGGAATAGTTTCCATTCCGACGTTGGAACATTGCAGCGCAAGAATTAAAGAAAGAACACAATCGAAGGTGTTAATAGACCAATTATCCGCTCCGACATCTTCCGGCAGCACCCTCTTTTCTTTATCGATGTCCGCTACCCGTATGTGGACAGCACCTTGTTCTGTAATAGGGTGGGTAGAGCAGTCTATAAATACAACGTGCTCACATGGTACCCACCAATTTTTGCACTCGCTCCAGCCACGATGTACCATGGAAATTCCGATCATGAGCGCGCCATGCTCGGTTTCTATCTCTCTAGCTATCAGTATGACATTGGCCCCTTCTGCCGTATCAAACTCCATGACCGTGCAAGGGTACGGTAATCGAACCGGGGGCGTTAAATGCCTTAATTCAGCGTTCACCGCTATTCCCCCAGAAGGAAGTAAAAATCGCGGGGCCTTGAGAGCGATAGGCCACAAATCTTTAAAATAATCTATAAACTTGGGGTTACAATGCTTCCGCATAATCGGCTCTAATGTGACAAATCCTTCCACCGCATGTTCTAAATAATTCCCCGGAACTGTGTTCATTGTTTGCCCTCCCTTTCCCAGGCGTCCCGGCACAGCGGGGAACACCATCGGCGATCGCCTTCTACCGTGTCAAGGCAGTAAAAGCATTGCCCGTTTCCGGCCGGAATCGGGCGGGGCTTCGGGCGATTGCGAATCACGGCGTTTTGAAATCGTTCGTTGTGTTCGTTTGCCAAATCAATGTCATCCATGCACGTGTCTCCATGTGTGTTTTTTAAAGCAAATTACTTACGATAACGTTTGCCCACCCATCCTTCAACGGCAATCGGCAACCCTGCCGCCCATTTCGGGACGAGTTTCATATACGTCTCAAACAGTGACAAATAGTTGTGCCGGTGTTCGTCACTTTCGGCCACGATCTCGTCATGCACATGCAGCACGATGTTGTACCCTTCTGCGTCCAACCGGGTCATGGCTTCCGCTAGAATGTCACGGCTCAACGCTTGTACCACATTTTCCGTAAGTTTTCCTCCGTACGTGTGGGTCTCTTGCCACTTCTTTGTTTTGCCGTCCACACTCATGTAGTGGATCTGTTCTTTTTCCTCGCCCCAGGGCGTCATCTTCGGTTTGAGTTTTGGGTAAGGGTAGGTGAGGACACGACCGGACGGGAGCTTGCAAAAGAGGAAGGAACCTTTGACGAGGAACGCTGTCGCGCCGCAATTGAACGTGAGCCCGGGGTGCTGTACTGCGTCTTTCGCCGCGGATTCAATCGCGTACCAGAAATTCACCACGTTCGGATGCGCCTCACGCCACGCCACTTTCACTTCTTCAGCACGGTCATCCGACACCACCACACGGTACACTTTCGCCATGGTCTGAAACGCGCCGACGCCCCCTTGATACCCTAAGGCTAACTCTTGAACTTTCCCGACGAAACGGTTTTCTTTTGTGACCTCTTCAACAGGGATCCGAAACGATTTCGCGTAACTCAGCTTATAAATATCCGGACCCGCCCCGGCGTCGTAGGCTTTGAAAGCGTCAAGTTTCCATTGCTCCCCGGCAATCCACGCGAGCCCTCGGCCTTCGATGTTGGCGAAGTCCGAGCACATCAACACCTTCCCCGGCGCCGCGCAAATCATCCCGCGCAAACAATCCGAAATCACCGTCAACGGGTTGTCGAACAACGTGGTGATGATCGAGTGCGCTTCGTCCGGGGTACAGGTGGTCAAGGTATCGATCACTTGCTCGACCACGTCATGAGGAATCGACGGCCGCGGCATATTCTGCGGTTGTAACTTCCGCCCGCCCCAGCGCCCCGTACCCGCCGCGTGATACTGCAACAACCCCCGCGCGCGGCTATCATCGCCGAGGATTTCCAAGACGGTTTTCAATTTCGCCGTCGATGTTTTCCCGCCCTCTTGCCGGATCAACAGTGCGCGCCGCACATCCGGCGGCACATCATCCAGTTTCAAGGCGTCGATCACGTCGGCTTTGGCTAACCCTTCAATCGCGACGCCGCGCGACTGAATCCACTTCGTCAAGGCCGCAACTTCGGTGGTTGAACTGACGCAGCCCTCTGTCACCTTGAACAGTTCTTCATTTAATCGATCGGTTTCCCACTTCACAACCGTGATCGCCCGCTCTACCGCCGTCCGGTCAACATACACTCCGGCGTTATTAATCTTTTGATCGAGCACCCACAGCTTTTGCTCTTGTTCGGATAGTGGGAGAAGCCGCTTGCACAAAGCTTGTTCAGTCCGCACGTCCTGTTTACAGTATGCATGTAATTGCGCCCGCTTGCCGTAGTCGTCCCACCAGATGGGGATCCCTAACTCGTCATATCCGCGCGGCCGAGACATTTGCATCATGAGCCGATGCCCGGCCATGTCCTTTTGTTCACTGATGCCCAACGCCGCCGCGGCATTTTCTAACGATCCCGGTAGCGCCATGGCATACGCCATCGCCATCGTGCAGCGTACTCGCGCCGGGTCTAGCGCAGGCCATCCATAACGCGGCACCATAATGTGGTTCCAAATCGCAAGCTCAAACTGTGCGTTGTGGGCGTAGAATGTGGTGCTTTTAAAACTAAACGGAAACGCGAGCGCGGGTGCTGGCGCCCCTGGAAACCAAATCTCTGGCTCTCCGTCATCGATCGCCCATGCAAAACACCACACATCGGTGCTCGGATGCCGAGCGTACACGTCCAGGCCCACATCTTTTAATTCCACTTCACTACGGGTTTCGAAATCGCCGTGGATGATCATCGCGTAAAAAGTGCGGTGCCACTATGGATAGTGACACCGCGACTTTCTCCCTCTTTTGGTGTGGTCCTTAATCCCTATCCAAACAAATCCGCGGCTGTTTTTGCGTCGGCAGAACTCGCGCCCGCACCCGCACCCGCTGGTTCCACTGGCGTAAACTCTTTCGACGCCGCAATGCGGCCGCTGAACGGATCGCCATCGCCAAGTTTCTGAATGTTATGCAGTCCGAAGCCGATCCCGCGACTGATCACCGCACCCGAAGCGTTCCGCGCTTCATACGCGAAGGCTTTCACCGTAGCGCGCGCATAACATCCGGCGTAAAACTCCGATTCATCGATGATATCCTCGTTCTTTGCGTTCACCAGTCCAGGCTTTTGACTGGACTTTGCGGAGATGTACTTTCCGCCGGCCACGTACCCGTCGTAGGACTTATCGCCCTGTTCCTTGAATGGATTTTTCCAACCCTTCGGCCACTTGGTTTGATCGGCGCCCCACTTCTCCGTCCCGGCACGCACGGCTTCGGCCTTCAACGCCGACAAATCTGCCCCCGGTTCAAAGAGCATCGTCACCCCATACTTCTGTTTTCCGCTGTCATCGGCTTTGCCGGGGCGGAACACATCGGGGAACGACACGCGGAATTTCGGGGTCATTACTGTGTCACTCATAGAAACCTCCACATAAGTAAATAGGTGAATTGGTATGTGTTTGCACGAACATCCGGCCGTGCATCGGTGTAGCCAAAGGCTACGAAAACGGATCGACAATCGCCGGGGCCTCTAGAAAGTCGATCACGTCCACCGTGATTTCTCCAACAGGTGGCGCAATCGCCTTGAACTCATCTTTTGCCTCGGCCTTCCACGCCTGCCGTTTGTCTTCGTTCGGAACCAGTACCAGGCCGCTGGATTCCTTCACGATCATCGGCTCCAACAGTTCTTTGTTGTTTTTGAGGGTGGGAATCTTTTCCATCTGGGCTGGAGACTTCAGTTTTCGAGGTTCGAACAAGTCGTCTGACGTGAGTCCCAGCTTACCCAATTCAAGGGCCACCGTCTCGTCATTTCGCCATTTCCGCGTCGGCCGTTTCTCGACCAGTTTATACCCGGCCGGCGCCCGCCCCGCCCGCGCCTCGGCGTAGGCATAGGCGTCGATGCGTTCGATCAACGCCTTTAACAACGGAACCGCTTGCAAGGCTTGCACAAGCGTGTCCTGTGGTACCGTCCCTTCGGCCGGAACGCCCTCCGCAAACTCCGACTTGGCGACCATCTGCTTGACCTTGTGAATCTCGGGGCAGAGATGCATCGCCGGACAAAACTGGCAATGATCCCCGGCTTTTAACGGGGCGTCCGGTTCCGCCGTCCGTCGCGCATACACCACCAAATCCCCCGCGAACTCTAACAAGTCCATGGCGTCAATCGTGTGGGATCGTACCGCGCCCTCACTGGTTAAGCACCGCGGTTGCACGATCGACATTACAATGGTGTCGATCGCGTGGCCGTGTTTCTGCAATTCCAGCATGGCCCCGAGCGCATAGTATTTAAGTTGCGGGTTATTCTGGGCCTTGACATATTTTCCAGCCCCATACTTCAGGTCGTCCACGTACAAGAGTTTTTGACTCGGCACATACACCGCCGCGTCATTCGTCCCGTACGCACCCGGGTAAATCTCGGAGAGATCAAACCCGTGTTCGACGAATAAGATCGCATCCGCCGTCAGATGTGAGTACACGTGATCGACGTACACCTTCACGTGCTCCAACATCTCGTCATCGTCGCATTCCGGCGCCTTGCCGTTGCCGCGTAGCCATGTGGCGCCGAGTTCGTGCGCTTTGGTGCCTTCCGCGGCGTAGGCGCTTTCCAAGGTCTGGACCCCCTCGGACAGCTTCACACTTCCCGGACACTCAGCCCAGCGGTGCATACTTGACGCCCCGATCGGCGAGTGCTCCGGCCGGGGCGCGGATGGAATCGTCGTCAACGTATCGATGGCGACCAACTCCGTTGTTGTGTGTTGCGGTTTCTTCTTCGCCATGGTTAGGGCGTTCCTTTCAGCGTGTTGACGAAGGCGGTTGACACTTTTTGTAACTTCAACTCGCGTCGATCAACAGCGGATTTCCCAGAGATAGCCGCGCCTCCGCTTGTCGCCACTCCCTGAATCACGTAGAAATCACCGTCAATCGCTTTGATTTGGTACACGTACCCTTCCGGTGTCACGACGTAATCATCGACTTTTAACGGCTTATCGTTCGCCATCACAACTCCTGGTTGCACGCCGTAATGAGCGCGGCGTAGGTGGATTCTGGGGCTTCGGCTAACTTCTCCTTACCCGTGATCTTCTGGACGATCGCGGCCGCTTTCGCGAGCCCGTGTTTCGCCATGTATTTCTTCACCACGTCCTTCACTGTATCGATGGACACCACATCCGGGGTCGCTGGAGCAACCGGAGCCGCGGAAACTGGAGCTTCCCCCGTACCGGGTCCGGGCTCTTGTTGAACGGGTGTCCCTGCGCTTGCAGTGTCGGCCGCTTGAAAGGTGTCCGTTGCCGGCGGCGGAACTCCCTTCTTCGGTTGACGCCCCGGCCGGCCAGTCTTCGGCGCCTGCACGTAGGTGGTGCCGAATATCTCGGCCGCGTTCGCTTGTACCTCGTCCCAATCTTCGCCTTGAATCGTGACTGTTACCATGGTGTCTGTGTGCTCCCTTCGTTCCTGTTGGTTGAAAAATGTTGTGATCGCATCCATACCGTGCCGTACTTCGATTCCCCAAATCCTGCGACTGTGAGTTGCCATCGACGCATAACCGGCAAGCACGCTAACCCCATGGCAAGCCCGATCGTCAGCCATTCGTCGAAGCCCATCGTGTCACCCCCTTTCCATGTTGTTTCGTTCTCGATTGTATTCGAGATCGATCTTGTCAAATTCCCGAATCACTTGCGGCGAGAGTTCATACCACTGTCCGATCCGGAAGAAGGACACATTATCCACCCGTCGCAACGCGCGTATTTTGTCGACCGTGTTGCACCACACGTACGACTCCGGCATGAGATGCTTTCGTTGTACGAACGTGGTCACTTCGTGGTACGACTCGGCAAGAATGGCGATCATTACAAGCCCTCCAAAGGATTTTGAATCCGCCCCATACTGCCCAGAATGAACGGGTCGAACATCTCCGCTTGGTCTTGTGTTCGCCGCATCAACGTTTTTTGCAGCTTCTTATCACTCCCGTTGTCGATGTAAAAGAATCGCACCCGAACCGGCCGCTTTTGCCCGATGCGATGCACCCGCAACACCGCTTGCGTGTTGTCCGTGGGCGTGTACTTTGGCCCAATCACCGCCACTTCCGACGCCGCGGTGAGGGTGATCGCCACGCCCATGGTGTCGATTTGTCCGATCATGATGTGGCAATTCGGATCTTCCTGAAACTGCGTTTCGCGATGCTTTCGGACAACCGGACTATTCACAGATCCATCGATAAACGTCGGATTAAACCGCGCCAGCCGTATCCGTAATTCGTGAATCGCGGATTTGTGATAGCAGAAGATCACGATCTTTTTATAGTGTTTGTGCTCCAATTCGTCGGCGATCAGTTCAGCCACCGGCGGAACCTTTTGCAACTCGATCCATTGCCGACTCTCTTGGTGCGCGTGTTCCAAGGGTTGAAACACGTCCGTCACGGCCCCCTCTTCCACACTCTGGCGCGTCACATTATCAAGGATGTGTTTCATCACGGCGTTTTGTTCTTCAATGCGACGCAGCAACGCATTCAACGATTCTTGGCCCGCGATAGTGGCGGGAAACCACTTCTCCGCGTCCACGGGTCCGGGCTCGACTTCAATATCACAAAACATGAGGGGTGGAAGATCAGGAAGCACGTCCGCCTTTCTGCGTCTCAGCATCGACGCCGACCACAGGGCGCGAAGCTCTGGAATGTTCTTCGATCCGACAATTTGTTGCCCGTACTTGGTCTCTCTCACCACACAAAATCGCGCGATGAATTGCTCGTAATTCCAGGTGATCAAGCCCGAGGCGCGGAGCCACGTATACATATCCCCCGCGTCCTTCTTCGCCGGCGTCCCAGATAAGCACCACACCGTCGCGCCGTATTGGGCGATGTGCAAGTACACCGCTTTCGTGCGTTGTGCCGACAGGTTCGCCAAATAGTGCGCTTCGTCGATGATGATCACCGGCCACGGGCGCAACAGTTCTTTGCGCGGTGTCACTTTTCGTTGCTTTGGATTCTCTCGCTCGACAAACGTGGTGTTGAATGAATACGCGGTGAGCGAACATGGAACGCGTAAAAACTTCTCCGCTTCCCCAAACCAGTTCAAGCGCGCGATCGCTGGACAGAGCACCAAAGCTTCGCGCGGCTTCAATCGATTGAGAGCTTCTAAACATTGCGCCGATTTCCCTAGTCCTGGTTCGTCTGCTAAGTACGCCCATCGTTGCCGATCCTGATCTAAGAGCCATTCGACGCCTTGTTGTTGGTACGGAAAAAGGGTGTACTCCACATCGCTACTCTCTCGCCAGTTCCCGAACGACGATCATCACCGCGTCTTTAAATTCGGATAACCGACGTTCGGCGCTTTGCACTTGTTGTTCGAGCGCGGTGTTCTGCATTTGCAATTCTTGAATCCGTAGTTCTAATTTGCTTACTCCCACATCCACGTTAGGGTATTCCATAATCCTCTACCTTCGTTGTAAAGCAATAATCCCCAGCAACGCGGCTTCCGCACGCCCATCATCCGTCTTTCGTGACCACTGCGCGTCGTCTTTTGGGAAGAATCGCGAGGCGACGAGTCGGCTTCGGTTCTTATCACTCGACAACCCAAACGGTTTTTTCCAATCCGCGGGGCTGATCATCTGTACCGCCACGTTATACGCTGTCAGCATCCCTTTGATGAGTCCGTTCGCATACCCAAAGGTAAAGGCTTGTACCGGCCCATCCTTTGGCATTGCGTGAACCTCTTCCATCACCGCGCACTCAATGAACGGCGCATGCGTCGCAAACCACTGGTTGAGGGTCGATTCTTCAATGCGGGCGCGCCCTGATACGTTAATGTAGTACGTCCGGATCGGCATATCGAACACTTTGACGCGTGGAAGCTCGTTGACGGTTTCCACTAGCGCCAAGGCGCCGCGCACTCCGGGGTCGATGCCTAAGACATACCGCTTCATTGGACTTTTCCTTGAATCACGCGCTTCGCGAGATTGAGGCAGGATTCGCATACTTGGAGCTGGGCGTCATCACCAATTCCGTACAACATCACCGCGGCTTGAACTCTGGCGTTACACTGAGAACACGTCAACTTCGTCCATGAATCGTTGCCGATCACGTTGTTGACCGTGGATGCTTTGACTTTCTTCAAGTTGAGTTTGTGTAATCGCTCCGAAATCTGTCGTGCGGTGTCTCCGGATGCCAACGGTTTATCCGGGCGGGGCGGTACGCCTTTGATATTAATTGAATATTGCGCGTCCCAGGCTTCGGCGACTGAGAGGATGCGATCTCGTTCCGTAATTCGTTTCATGTTCGATCCTTTATTTGGAGGGAACCCGCCGCGGCATCTGTTATACGACGGCGGATTCCCCTGCACCGACCCCGCTCTACCGGGCGAGGATCTCTCCGTCACGCCTCGATCTGAGGCGCACTTTATTTTCGTGCGTTCTGCACGATCGCGTTGACTTGCCGCGTGATCTCTCGCACATCCCCAATGGTCGTGGGGATCGACTGTTCGTACACTTTAATTTTTGATCCGTCGGCTTTCACTTCGTGAATGGTAACTTCGTACGTGGTCATGAATGAGATCCTTTCTTTCGTTCCGTGGTTTACAGCCCCGCGTCCTCTCTCAACACAATCGAAATGAGCGCCAGCACCGCGATATCAATTTGCGAATCACGCGCCCCTTCATGTTGAAGTGTTGATCCTTTCGCATACGTCTTCAACCGGCGCATTTTTTCTTCACACCGCAGCATCGCATACACCCACGCCGGCACCCCCCATTCCTCAGAGGCGCGGAGATTGGCGTAGGGCACTCCGGACCCTTCATAATCCGCGCCTTTGGAATCGTGTAACGCTTTGATCTCCGACAATAGGGCGTCGAATTTTTCATAGCGTTCGAGTTTCTGTGTTTCCTTATCAAGATACGCGACCATTTCGGCCTTTGGTGGCAAACAGGCGTGCAGTCGATACGTGACGCATTCCGAACAATCACACTGCGGGATGTGGGTCATGATTCGTCTCCTTTTAACCGATCAGTGATGGATACGGCGCCGGGTAGGGCGCGGGGTACGGCGCCGGCCCCGGTTGGGGCGCCGGGTTTTTCCATGGCTCCCAACACAGGATGATGACGAACAGGATAAGAATGCGCGCCGTGTCGGTCATGTTCCCGCCTTTGTGGTATAGAGCGTGACTTTCTTCATGCCCATTGCCTCCAAGAGTGCTGGCCCTGGGGCCCGCTTGCATCGCAAGACATCGCTCACATAGGCCGGTGAAAGCTTATGCTTTGTTGCCCATTGGTACTGACTGCCCTCTTTCTCGCACAGGTGCTCAAGCCTGCCTAACAACCCATTCACGTCAAGTATTGCCATCATCCCGCCTCCTGGTCGTGTGGGGTGATCGGCCCTTGCCATTCGCCAGCGTTGACATTGCTCACCAGAATCTTATCCAGCACGCCATACTGGCTTAAATCAATCCACAATCTATCGAAACTACTCACGACTTCATGCACCGTCACGGTTCCGTCAGTTCGCTTATGCCAATACCACCCCGGCGCTGTCGGCTTGTTGCGACTCCACCGCTGCGAAGCGCCGCCCGCTGTCACCAGTACACCAATTCATAGTCTGAGTTCACTCTTTGGCGCTTCTTCACCCACACGGCTCAACTCGCACGATTCCGCGTGAAGATGCCGATAGAACATTGATCCACCGCAATGACATGTACAAATGGCCTTACTCATGCTCGCGTCTCCCCTTCGGCGTCAGGCTTGAAAATGCATATACACATGAACTCTGCACGCCTTGTCGTTTCGGTGCCCAGCAATTGCGTCCTCGTCGAGATCCCTGCTGCGCGTCAGAATCTCAATAGCTGCCAGCACATCGCCCAATTCCTTCTCAAGATCCTGCCTATTCGTCTTAGCTGCCTCGGCAAACGGGTACCTCGATTCATACCCATGCCGCATGATCTTTCCAATCGCTTGCACAGCTTCACCAAGTTCTTCGGAAAGCAAAGCCAGTCGTTCTAATTGTGAGTTTGATATTCCTGTGGAAAATGCTTTCTGCTTGACCACCTTCGGCCTCCGTTTCGTTTCAGCCATCACGCCCCCCCTTTGCCTCGTATTCAGACAGGAATGTTTTGACTGCTTGAATGGTGTCGGCGTCGAGAAAAAACATCACGGAGGCCAGCGGCACATCTCCGTTAGACAGGGCAATTTCATGCTGTGGAATGTTCTTTTCTCTGAGTGTCACTAGCACGTCGGCAACCGTCATCGAAAATACCTTCTGGCTCATCAAGTCCACCACGCTATGACCCATCACGCCCCCTTCCTGCGGTTAGGCTGGCTCATTACTACAAGTGTAATCCGTTCGCGGCATAGCTATCCGCCCATTCGCTTTCAGGTTGCCATTCCGCTCACGTTCCCGCACAACATCGAAATTGTATTTCACCGTTCCCACCCAAATGCCACGCAGCACAATCGTTTTAATAGACGGGCAAAGATATGTTGATGCCGTTGTGTCCATCACTTCCCCCTTCCCGTGCGGCCTCGCTGGCGCGAGGCTTTGTTCTTTTTCTTCTTTTTCCCCTTGCGCGGTTTGCGTAACGACGCGATCAACTCTGGGGGCCCCATCATTTGTCTTTTGATACGCGGACGCCCATGCAAGTAACTGGTAACAAGTCCTTTAGGTCGGCCTCGACGATCCGCCGGCGAGGGGGCGATTAGCGGAGCACCGCCAAAGAGATCATGCGGCGTGATGACGACACCGTACAACCGCGCCGCATGCAAGACGGCCGGGAGGTTCCACGGCGGAATGATCCCCGCCATTCCA